GTATGTAGCCCTAAAAGTCCTAAATGCTGGCAATATAAAGGATATACAAAATTATGAAAAAGCGACATGAACTACCACCATTTCAAAATTTAGGTCTTCAATTTGATGTAGATAAGATTATTGAAACTGTGAGAAACATGCCAAATGAAACTGATGATCTTAAAGAAAAAGACGGCTACGGTGAATTAGTTGGTGGCAAATCGCCAAAACTCCAGAAGGCGTTTGGTTTAAAATTTGATACTATTGAAGACGCATACACGTTTTTGCAAGATAACGACGTAAATGAATCTGAATTTAGAAAAGGTCTTGGCGGCAAGCGTATGGCATGGGATTTTAGAAACTATGTCAAACCGTTTGAAGATTACATTGTACAAGACGAGCAAGGGAAATACGAAGTAAACGGATCCCCGTACAAACAAATTGCATTAACTAAATATAATCCAGCCGAAGAAAACCGCGTGTACGAAAAAAAGATACCTAAGTCCAGACTTGATGAGCGCCATTATAATCTCATAAAAGACTGGGTTAAAGGAACTTATCTGGAAGAAGTTATAAAATCGTTTAAAGGCGAAGTTACTCGTGCACGAATAGCAATTATGGATCCTGGTGCTTATGTTGCCGAGCACATTGATTATAATACTGATTACTCTATACGATTCCATATTCCGATTACTACTAATAAGGATTGTGGATTTTACTGCGTTGAAGATGGCCAAAAGGTGTATCAGACAATGGAGCCAGGATCTTGCTGGTTCTTAAATCAAGGACTAAGGCATTCGGCATGGAATAAAGGCACTACGTCAAGATCGCATATTATATTATCAGTCAACGGCCAGGAAGATTTGTATGATTAAAATGTGGCGCAATGATTCATTTATTGAAACAGATTACGAGGTAGATCCAGCGTTTTGGAATCCATACTTCACCGGTGAATGGCAAGATAGTAATAAATTATATTCGGAATATGTCAAGGACGCAACCGGCGGTAAAGACATGAATAAGTTCTTTGTACAAGAAATTCACAACTTTGATAGGCCGTTACTTAAACTAATTAAAACGATATGGAATGAATTTGGCATTAGACCTAAAGAGTTTCGTTGTAATTTTTTTAGAGTATTAGAAGGCGGTGAGCTGCCTGTTCATGTTGATGTAAAAAGTGAATGCTCAGTATTAATACCAGTAACAGAAAATACAGGCGAATTATATGTTGAATCTGGCACTGGGCGAGATTCTATTGTGTACAATACTATGACTGTGCTTAACACAAAGAAACCACATGGCGTACAATCACCAACAAAAGAACGGATCGTATTCCATATGGGAATACACGACATAAAATTCGGAGAACTAAAATGATTAAAAGATTAAATTTACCAGCACTTACACTACCAGATCCAGCACATGATAGTCTTATGGTCGAATACACGAGTAGCATTATTAATTATACTGCTTGGGCATTAGCTAGCGATACTCTTACTCAGCTTAATGATAACGTATTAAATGAAATCATGATTAACTCTCATCAAAGATATCAAGAAGCAGATAATACAAAAAATGATCGTATCTTTACCACGGAATCTCGGTGGCGAATTCTATACATGATCGATCCGGCTGGTACAGTACTTCATGCACACGACGCAGACGATAATATTACTGAAACAATTACTTGTGCCGCTAACTCTTGGTATCTAATTGATTCTCATGTAAAAAATTCATCATCAGGAATTACAGGAACCCAAAAAGCATTAACAATTAACCATCTAAATGATTTTTCAGCAAGCGAACAGACATGGATAGATGGAAAAATACTTTAAATATGATGTAAGAAAATATTTTGAACAATATACTTCTTTTGAAAATAAATCTGTTTTAGACTTTGGATGCAATCACGGAAACTTTGTACGGTATCAATCCCACCACGATTATACTGGAATTGATATTGATAAGAATATTATAGAAAATAATAAGGTGCAATATCCAGGCGGTGAATGGATTCATTATGATGGATACAATAAAATGTATAATCCTAATGGTACAGAAGAACTTACACTTGACAGAGATTATGATGTTGGAGTTTTGTTCTCAGTTATAACTCATATGGAAAAAGACGAAGCAATCGAGACTATACGAAAATTAAAAGAACGTTGTAAAACATTATATGTTACTTTTTACTCTCATACTAATCAACAAGCTTTAAATAATATATGTCGATTTCGAAAGCTCACACTACCTGATTGGAGTAAAATAACGCAATCAGATGTTTATGTCTTTAAACCAGAAGAATACATTTGGACCTTTTATAACGATGACTTTGCCGAGAAAACATTTGGCGGCAAAGCGTATGATACTAAATTTAACTCTCGCACTTTGATGGGAATGCAAAAATGTCTAATAATATGAACTACTATGAATTACCTAAATTTCTCTCAAAAACCCAAAGCGATTTCTTTTTTGATTTGGCCAAAGGCGTTAAAGAGTGGACACCGTATCAATCAACAGTATCAGGTAATCGTATGGGCATGTACTATTATCAAACTGGCATGTCTTTTGCCGACCGCAATGTTGCGCTAATTAAACTTGATCCTTATGATGTTATGGATTGGCACGTTGACGGTAAGCGAAATGCTGCGCTGAGTTATCCGCTATCAGATAATTACGCGCCTTGCTCATTTGAAGATGAGACCTTTGCTGGTCCTATGCTTTTAAACACACAGGCACGACACGCAGTATTTAATAACGAGCATACGCGCTATAGCATCAATATTTCGTTTAAAGAGCATATTGAAGAAGCTATAAACATTTGGCATGAATTGGTCGATTATGAATTTAAAACATCTTAATTTTAAAATAGATAAGCCTCGTTATAGAAATGTAGCTGAAAAATGGAGAGATAGCGGCAGATACTATCAATGGAAACAATTTGAGCAAGTGGACAAATGGTGGCAAACATACCCTGACCAAGGGGTAGACGCCGACATAAATGAAGTAGCCGATGCTCTAAATATATCCCAATTTGATTGTAGGCCTAGGTTTTATTGGCTAAAACCTAATCACGATATACCGATACATTATGATGAAGATAATGTGACAAGCATACAAATTAATTTAAAAGATCAAACTCCCAATGTTGGGATAGAAAACTTAGGCGAAGTTCCTTATGAAGCATTAGCGATTAACAACGGATGCATTCGTCATTGGGTTACAGCAGTGCCTTATGAAAGATTACAAATGAAATTTGTTATGCGTGAAACTTGGGAAACAGTAATGGAAGCGATACCTGATGCCATCTTACAAAACTGAGAGACCATTTACTGACGCCGATTTAAAAACTATGGATATCATACACAATCCAAAGACAAGCCTGTTTACGGACCAAAATGATAAATCGTACTGCATTAAAAATTTTATATCAGAAGAAGAGCGTCTTACTCTATTAGATTTTTGGAATACTAATTTTGATACTGCTGGTGAAATTATCAACGAGCACATCTATAGAATTACATATCCAATGGCATATCCAATTATATCCGATATAATCAGACCAAAAATATATGAAGAGTTTGGTGAAGATACTATATTCTATTCTGACATAGCAATCAATGATCCTATGAGCGTTGGTGATCAATTTTTTAAAGCCGTACAACCCTATGGTCTGCACACAGATTCAGTATCACACCTAGATGGATACAGGCCATACAAAGATATTATTATTCCGATATCGATTAATGGCCCTGGCACATATGTAACTTTTAATCAGAGATATCGTGGGCATGCTACTATGTTCATGAACGGCAGAGATATCGCAAGTTATGCAAACTATCATAACGTAATTAAAAACCAATCGTACAAAGACTACGGTGTTGAAGGTATTGATGAGTCAAATAAAGATCATAAAATTTTACAAGAAATAATGCCAAAGCATATACCAGTTTCAGTATACGACGGTCTGTCTATAGAGGAAATATTTCAGTGGCAGCATTGTCACGCTATTGTCCAAGATACTTCTGTGCTGCATGCTCCGACTGGTTTTAAAGACAGTAAGATTGGCCTAACATTGCATCTCATGAAAAGAGATGTTAATTATAAAAACAGCATAGCCGGACACTATACTCCATGGAGTCCATGGACGTTACCTGTAAAAAAATTATAACATACTAATTTCATTGTAAACTATTTTTCAAAAAACCGCATTTTTTTATGTACATTACCTTTTAGATAGTGTATAGTGTATACATCAAATGAGGAGATAACCATGTTATTATCAAACGGCGCAATGATCAAGAATGACGTAATCGAAGCTTTTAACAAAGCTACTACGAATCCTGAGAATATTAATTCGTCAGGTGGTATTAACTGGAACTTTGTTGACGCTGACCTAAACTTAGAACTTTCGCTGTGGTACACTTCAGAATATTTGTATGAGTGCTTTGAAGTTTTAGTCGATAACTTTTTTGGAGAAACAGTATAATGGAATCATGTATTCAAGAAACTCGCAATGGATTTGAAATGGCTGTAGATGAAGTAGAACGCCTTTATTCCGAGAATGTTAAAGGTGTACAGGAAGAGACTGTACGGAAAGAAATGAAAGCTTGGGCTATATCAAATGGGATGGTAACAACCGCTGAGTATAAAGATATCGTTAGCGCCCATGCTAAGGCTCGTGGTTGGACTCAAGAAGGTTTTACGGGAATGGAAGTTTATGATCCTTTTTGGGATTGGCAAGAGGATTAATAGTTTGGTTCCTTAGCTCAGCTGGATAGAGCAACTGCCTTCTAAGCAGTAGGTCATAGGTTCGAATCCTATAGGGACCGCCAACACACTCCTCTAGCTCAACTGGTTAGAGCAGAGCGCTCATAACGCTTTGGTTACAGGTTCGAGTCCTGTGGGGAGTACCAGAAAACCCTAGTCGTTTTAATCCCGTACGGGGCGTCTAGGTCGGTATAAGCACTGGTACCGGATAACCCAGTCGGTTGTTGCATACGTGAAATGCAAATAAGGGGAGGGGCACTGCAGAAAGCCCCTCCTTCGAAAACTATTTTGATCAGCGTCCATGTAGAGGGGACCGGGCCTGAAAGCATTTTACTAGTTTTAATAACTAGGGGCGCTGATCAAAATAGTTTTGAGGTTATGATGGTTAATGAAGAAATAAAAAATAGGATTCGCTTGTCAGTCGCAGCTTACGCTTACGAGTACAAAGACGATCCTGTAATGTCCGATGCTGAGTTTGATGAGCTATCTCAGAAGATTAATCCGACTGAGAAGACCGGCAATCGTAAGTTAGACAACTTCTTTAAAAAACATTTCCAACCTGATACTGGCATGTGGGTACGACGTCATCCAGAAAAAAACAAGTTGGATTACATCTATAGGAATTATTATGACACGAACAGTACACTACGTGGGGTTCAGGGGTGACGAATATGTAAGAGCTCGTAGGATCTTCGGTGGACCTATCTACATCCACCTTCATTACGATGCGCGAGTATTCACCGAAGTTGGTGAAGACGACGTAGTCATCTTTGGTCCTAAATACCATTTCGTTGATTACGTCGACGATGTTTCTAGGCGGGTTTAATCAAAGTGCCCGCCTAGCACTGCTACACGTGAGACCTCTTCACTGAGCATTTCTATTTCTCTTAATTTGTAAGCTTGTTCAAATCCGTCTTCGTATTCGGTTAAACACTGCGATTCATTGTTCCATAATCTTTTAAAATAGCTTTCATAGTAACCTTCAACGATATCGTCCGGTTCGGTTTTAGGAATAAGATGACCTTTAACCATCCAAAACAAGCGATTAGCTTCTTTACGTTTCCATGGGCTGCACATTTTGTCACACCTTTTGTTTAAGATATCTATAAAATGTTAGTGCTAACAAAATGAAAAAAAGTTTAAAAAAATGCAAATTAACTGTGTACATCCGATAAGTAATATGCTATAATAGTCTTATCAAATGAATGATAATGTTATACCAGATGAACAAAAGGAATGTTAATGTTATATCTAAAAGACATCATGAAGCTGTTAAACTGCGATATGGAAAAAGCAGAAAAAGTATTTGACAATATGGCGCTTGACTTTTCGCAGTCAACTACAAGACAGTTTAATGCCGAAGTAAAGATGGTTAACGAACTAATTGAACAAGGAGTTATATAATGTCTCATGAAGTAGAAACAATGGCTTACGCAGGTGAGCTTCCATGGCACGGTCTTGGAACAGAAGTTAGCAATGACTTAACACCAATTCAAATGATGCAAAAAGCTGGAGTCGACTGGGAAGTCGAACAGCAAAAAATCGTTACTGAATCTGGTCTTGAAATCAATGACAAGGTTGCTCTTGTCCGTACATCAGATAATACTTTGCTTGACGTGACTGGCAAAGATTGGAAGCCAGTACAAAACGAAGAAGCATTTACTTTCTTCTCAGAGTTTGTTGCTGCTGGTGATATGGAAATGCATACAGCAGGATCTTTGAAAGAAGGTCGTAATGTGTGGGCTTTGGCAAAAGTCAAAGAGTCTTTTGATGTGTTTGGAGAAGATACTATTGAGTCTTTCCTTCTCTTCTCAAATCCGCATCAGTATGGAAAAGCAGTAGACGTACGGTTTACTCCAATTCGTGTTGTATGTAATAACACATTGACTTTCTCTCTTCAGCAGGATGCAAAGCGTTCTGTTAAAGTTGGACATCGTACAGCATTTGATGCTGATACAGTGAAAGAAACTCTTGGTATTGCTTCTGAAAAGTTTGCTAAGTACAAAGAGATGGCTCAGTTCTTAGGTTCTCGTAAAATTACCGCAGAGTCTCTTATCCAATATTACAACGATGTGTTTCCAACTACATCTCGTAAAGAAGAAAAAACTCCGGTTGTAAGCTATGACGACATGTCAAAGGCTGCAAAGATGTGTTACGACGCTCTTGAGGTTCAGCCAGGTGCTCAGTTTGCCGCTGGTACATGGTGGCAGGCATTTAACAGTGTGACTTACTACACTGACCACCTACAAGGACGGAACTCAGAGAATCGTCTTCACAATCAGTGGTTTGGTTATAACCAATCTAAAAAAGTAACTGCGGCAGAAAAAGCAGTGGCGTATGCCACTGCTGCCTAGTGACATAAATAATACACTATAAATTAATGCAGCTTTGGCTGCATTTTTTTATGTACATCTCCTTAAAAGTATGGTAGAAAGGCTATATCAGTCAAAAAGGAAAAATATATGACCTATACACTTATTAACCCATCCAACTACAATCAACCTCTATCTTTCAATACTATTCCTCAAATCATTAAATATATCAAATCACTTAAACTTCCATCTACTACCGATTTTCTAATCTTCCCTCCTCATAACACTCAAACCACTATCTTTTTTAATCTAACACTTTCACAACTTATTAAAATTTACAAAAACAATCCAAACGAACTATTGTAATATAAATAACACACTTTAAATTAATGCGGTTAACGCCGCATTTTTTTATGTACATTACCATCTAACTGTGGTAGTATGGTTACATGATAAGGAGATCAAAAAATGCTTATAGTGAATGACATTCAAGATACAATCACAATGAAGAACAAACTATCTGGTTTGCTTCGTCGCTCAAACACATTTGGCATGTCACGCCACGACATTCAAATTGAGTTGGATATGATTATCACAGACCTTATGATAAATGAAGCTCGCATTGAGCAAGAGATGCAAGCCGAATGCAACATGCAGGAGGCAGCGTAATGTACACGACCCGGACATCTGATTCGTATATAGCAACTTTTAGTGATCGTCAAGATCCTCAAATTGCTGATCTTAGATCCTTTGTATCTAAGTGCAACAGAATGTTGAAAGAGGATGGTAAGTACCAGCGGTACTATATCAAACTTCAAGCACGTGGTCATCGGCGAGGCGTTCGCCGGTACAACCAGTCACTACCTCTAAAGTATGCCGACAGAGTCGATGCATACATTTATGAAAGACGTGACTAGGTTCTCGGGGACGCCCGCCGAGCTAGTGAGTGGACTCATGGACAGTCATGGCATCTCACTGGCACCTTTTTCTCCCCAACTTAAGCAGCTTCGGCTGCTTTCTTTTTATATAAATAGAGATAAGTTTCTATGGAGAAGATATGGCTACGTTTGCTAAAATGGCTCGTGCAGAGTGGAATAAACCTGTACGCGGATCTAATCAAGAAAGAGTTGAAGTCTTTATTAATGCAATAAAGGCAGGAGATCCCGTAAGCGATATTGACGGGAAAGACGTATTTATTGCTAATACTTCTAGAAACATTAAGGCAATGAAGGACTATATAGCTGACAATAGTGCTGTGTCAGTTAGTTTAGATTTAAAAAACGGTGGTACTATCCAATCTAATATGATTGGCAAATCTCCATTATTTGGCGGCCAAGGGGCAGGTGGCGGTGCTACAGGAGACACGGCAAGGTTTGAATCATTACATTGTTTATATATTGTTGCAATATTAGGAGAAGGAACACGAAACGAATTTTCCCATTTTACTTATGAAACTCTTAAAAAGTATCAGGGTAAAGTCAACGTAAGTGAAGCATTTGAGACATATGTTAATATTGATGGCGATTGGCATGCATCTGCATATCAAATAGCTCAAGCTTTAATTAAGAAAAAATATGTAACAAAAAATCATACTCTTCATAGAGGTGATTCTGTCATGGAAGCAATTTATAAAGCAAAAGATAGAGTAAGAAAATTAGAAAGTAAACCGAGCCTTAATAGTGACAAGTGGAATCCAGGCGATATCTGGGCAGTAAAAAGAGGAATAGATCCTAAAGCCCTATTTGCAAAGGCTAAAACATTAGCTGAGCTAAATATATTAATATTAAAGCATTTTCAAAATAAGACTATAGTTGGTATTTCACTTAAAAAGGTTGGAAAAAATAAAAGAGTAAAATTGGGTGATTATAATATTGAAGACTCAATATTAGACACTCATAAGTTTTCTAGATTCACATTAGAAACAGCAGCAGGTAAAAGCATTTGGTCGTCTAAATACGGTTTTTTCATTTATGACAATAATAAAAAGGCTGAAGTCAGATCTCCCAGTGTATTTGGTGCATTAAACTTTGAACTAAAAGGTACAGGTGCTAGAGCAGGTAGAACTGGTTATGGCCAATTAATGTATTCTTCTGGTATACATTTAAAAAAGATTTTACCAACAAACAAAGAGCTTGTAACACAGGCAAAATTACTAGTTAGTAATAGACCTCCTGAAAAATTAGTAACAGACTTCTTTAATCTTGTCAAAAAAATTCATCCTAAAACTGACAGATTACAATTCGAATCTGAAATGAAACAAAAAAATGCAGGTTTTGTTCATACATTACTTGCGGCAGCTCATATAGGTGCAGCTATTATGAGTGCTAGTCAAACACAAAGAGACGCATTCACATCTGAAGTAGTGAATGTTATGGCTGCGAAAACAAACGATTCCTCAGCATATGTAAAAGCTGAGCAAGCATAAGGATAAGATAGTGAAATGGATAAGTGAGCATGATCCCATCGAGGAACATGATTTAAATATAGATGTCGATCTTCTATATATGGATTACGTTAGATTTATAAAAGAAAACGAACACGCAACAGACGACGCTCGCAATATTGATTTCAATGCCGTATGCGTCAATAGAATACCTGGTGATCCTAACTCGGTCACTGGTGGAAATGTCAGAGGTAAGTATTGGACTTATCCAACCGACGAAGACAAAGAAGAAGAACGTCTACCATACGTAGATGAAGCTGCATATACAGAAATTTGTCCAGAATTTGAGGACACATATACTGAAGAAGTATTTAGTTTGTTAAGTTTAAAGTGGGATATAGGTAGACTTCGATTTCTAATGAAGCCACCAAGATCGTGTCTATCATGGCACAGAGATCCTGAACGCAGGATTCATATTCCGCTTGTTACAAACAAAGGTTGTAGAATGATTATTGAAGATGGAGCGTATTATATGCGTGCAGATGGTACTGTATTCATTACTGATAATACGGTTTACCATAACTTTTTTAATGGTGGAGAAGAAAACCGAGTGCATTTAGTTGCAACTTTATTAGAATAACTGTGTACATCCGATAAGAAACATGGTATAAGGGTCATATGGAAAATTTTAAAACACACATAACCGAAAACAAAAATACACATATGACCCATATCGAAGATAAGGTTATATATGGTGGCGTAAAAGGAACACGAGAGGCTATCATGGCCTTACGTTCTTTAAGAGATATGCTTAAAGGTGAACATAACGGTAGCGTATCAGTTAAATGGGATGGAGCTCCTGCTATATTTGCCGGCATAGATCCCAGCGATGGAAAGTTTTTTGTAGCAAAGAAAGGTATCTTTAATAAGAATCCTAAAGTCTACAAGACTCCAGCAGATGTTGATGCTGATACAAAGGGAGATCTTGCTGATAAACTTAAGGTAGCGTTAAAGGAATTACCAGCTTTAGGTATTAAAGGTGTAGTTCAAGGTGATTTTTTGTATGGACCAGGCGATGTAAAAACCACAAAAATCGACGGAGAGTCATATGTTACATTTCATCCTAATACTATCGTCTATGCGGTGCCAAGCAGCTCGGCTGGAGCTGCATCTATTAAGAAATCTAAAATTGGAATCGTCTGGCATACAACCTACAAGGGTAACACCTTCAGTACTATGCGAGCTTCGTACGGAGTACAAGTCTCCAAGTTTAAGTCAACCAGAGCTGTGTGGTCGCAAGACGCAATGCTCAGGGATTTAACCAATGCAACTATGACAAAACGTGAAACGGAAGAAGTGAATGAATATCTATCGCAAGCTGGTAAAATCTTTAACAAGATCTCAGGAACAACGCTCAAACAACTCGAAGCCAACAAAGAGCTATCGAGCCTCATTGAGACATACAACAACTCCTTTGTTAGATCAGGTACAGTCATTGGAAATACAAGAGGACATGTATCTGGGCTCATTAAGTGGATCGGTCAACGCTATCAAAAAGAAATCGATAAGCGCAAAACCGAAAAAGGTAAAGACGCCCAACAAAAAAAGCTAGATGCAATATTAGTATTTTTTAGTACACAAAATAGAAAAAGTTTAGAACAAATGTTTGAACTTCAAAAAGTAATGGTTTTAGCGAAATTAAAACTTATAAATATACTAAACAAGCTTGCGAAGATAAAGACCTTCGTAAAAACACAAAATGGATACAAGGTAACTGGAGAAGAAGGTTACGTTGCAATTGATAAACTTGGTGGTGATGCTGTTAAGATTGTTGATCGGATGGAATTTTCGTACAACAACTTTAGCAAAGATATATTAAAGGGATGGGATAAACCGGGAAGAAATTGATGTATAGTTTTAAAGAGCTAATGATTACACCTGTTGAATCAGGAGAAGACGAGTACCTAAAGTACCGTGCTATGAAGCGTCGTAAGCATATGTATGAAGCTACGATTCCTGATGGCCAAACAGTCATGACAAAGAAGCCTGATCTTACCAATAAAGATAAGAAAACTATGGGCAAGATCGCTGATCTCATGAAGCGCGCTAATGAAGACAACGATGAATCTACGGATGAAGCATTGTCAATGCAGTCACGAATGAAACGTTCACGTGATATGCGAAAAAATAAAAACAAATTAGCTATAGCTAGAAAGCGCATGTCAAAACGCGTTGCTAACCCTGAACGCATTAAGAAGCGTGCACGGAAGCAGGCTAGGGATATGATATATAAAAAGCTGACAAAAGGTATACCTCGCTCAGATCTTACGCCGGCTAAAAAACGTGAACTTGAAAAAAGAATTGATAAAATGAAGCCAAGAGTAAATAGACTTACACGCAAAATCATGCCAAAAGTAAGACAGAGAGCTCACGGTAAATGATCAATAGGTTTAGTGAATATTTAGTAGAAGAAGAAAAAGTTGGTTATTTGGTCTTTGGCCGAATGAATCCTCCTACTATTGGACATGGTAAGCTATTAGACAAGCTCGCCGCGGTTGCTGGACGAGCACCTTATCGTATCTATTTGTCACAATCTAATGATAAAAAAGATAATCCTCTTACGTATTCAGACAAAGTAAAGTTTGCTCGTAAGATGTTCCCCAGACATGCAAGATCTATTATCATCGATAAAAAGGTTATAACTCCTTTTCATGCATTATCTGCGATGTACGATGCCGGATTCAAAAAGGTTATCATGATTGCCGGTTCAGATCGTGTAAAAGAATACGATCTACGTTTAAATAAGTACAATGGCAAAAAGGGTAATCATGGTTTTTATAACTTTGATGGTGGCGTTAAGATAGTTAGTGCAGGACAGAGAGATCCTGACGGCAAAGGCGCTGAAGGCGCATCTGGCACCAAACAAAGAGGCTATGCACAAAGCAACGACTTTACTGCTTTCTCTCAAGGATTGTCTAAAGCTATATCAAATCCTGATGCAAAGAAAATGTTCAATGCTGTACGTAATGGTATGGGATTAAAGGAAGAGCAAGAATTTAAAAGACATGTCCAACTCAAGACCGTGTCAGAAACTAGAGAAGCTTTTGTTAAAGGTGAACTTTTTGAACTCGGAGAACAAGTCATTGTTAAGAAAACATCTGAGGTTGGTAAAATCACACTCATCGGATCTAACTACGTAATCGTAGAAACTTCTGATAAGACTACGAGACAATGGCTAGACGCTGTTGAGAAGATCGTAGAAGAGGCAAAATACGACTATGGCACTGATGCTTCAGTAAAATATATGAAAAAGACCACACCTGGACAGAATGAGAGTACACCTCAAGATTCTGATATTAAAGACCGTGAAGGATCACAACCTAAGGCATATCATAAAGGTTTAAAAAAAGCTACAAAGGTAGCAAGAGATCGTCACTTTAAGAAACACGGTAAAAAGGCAGATAACGATTCTAGTGCTTATAAGCCAGCTCCTGGTGATGCAAAGGGTAAAACTAAAACATCTACATGGACTAAGAAGTTTAAAAAGATGTATGGCGAAGAATCAGATCCCACAGCCGCTGATATTGCAAAAGCTAAGATTGATAGAGAAAAAAAATCTGATGCTAAACGCCATGATAGTATGATGGACAAGGCAAGAACATTAGACACTAAAGTAAAAAATAAGGCTACCAAATGATTAACTTTAAACAGTACATAGCAGAAGATAAAGCCGGCACTTCGTTTGCTGATAAGTCTAAAAAATCTGGCATATCAACGGGAACGCTGCGTAAAGTATATAACCGCGGTGTTGCTGCATGGAAAACCGGTCACAGACCTGGCACCACGCCATCTCAGTGGGGACATGCACGAGTTAATGCGTTTATTGTTAAAAAGAAAAAAGGTGGTCTTAACCACGATAAGGATCTAGCGTAATGAAAACATTTTTCGAACTATTAGAAAACATAAGAAGTGCTGACAAAAAACCAGAGATCTATACAAAACCTGATGGTAAAAAGGGTACACGTATGGTCCCTGTGGATAGAGAAGTTATCAAGCAAGAGAAAACTCTTGAATGGCTTAAGTCTGCATTGGCTAGAGAAGCTAAAGCTACTAAGCCACGCCAAGATGATATGGAAGAGCAGACCGAAGCTACCATGTATTGTAAAGATTGTGGCTGTGAAAAAGGTAATCCTGATCCTAATTGTACATGTCCAAATGATAACGCTAAGCTAACAGATGCTCAGTGCACCTCTGAACAGTCTAAATGTAAGTCTCGTAAAGAAGACGTCAAAGAGCTAACAATCGCTGATGTCCAAAAGGCCACCGCGATGGCAAAGAAACGTCAAGAAAAAGAACGTGAAGCTGGGAAGAAAAGTGTATCAACAGCGGATCTTGCTGCGCGTATGCCTAAAAAAGAAACGTTCGAACCTCACATGATGTATGATCCTAAAACAGGCAAGGGCTATAAAGCTGAAAAAGAAGCCGATCACCTTCGAATGAAGAAGATGGGATACACTCACGACAAACCTAAGAACGAAGGCGTTAAAACATTTGCCGAGATCTCAAAAGGTATGGCCGGCCGTTATATCAAAAAGGCACAAGTAAGTACAGCAGATGCTGCAAAGAGTACTGAGCGTGGATACACTGACTCACGATCAGGCGATCGTGATATTTCTAAAGCAGGAAAAGATCAAGCTAAAAAAGGTATTAAGACATTTATTAATCGTAATAAAGGTACATCTACTGCTGTTGATAAATTAACTGGTAAAGCTAAAGTACCTGCAAAAGAAGGTAAAGGCATTGACGCAATGAAGAAGGCTGGTAATGCTAAAGCTGATGCTGAAGCAGCCGACCGTAAGAAAATGAAAAACGAATGACAACTACGCGAGAACATCTTATGCAAATATGGGGTTTAGAGCAGCACGCCGATACGCATGCTGCTTATTCAGAAGATTTAAAAAAAGATCACCCTAACTGCGGAACCCCAGATTGTTGTGGTGAATGCGATACTGCTGAAGATGAAGTAACAGAAGGCCCGGCAAGAGATCGTCTTCTAAAGCAAATGGATAAAGCTAGTGGTAGAACACAGGCCGATCGTGAGGCTGATGCGAAAAAAGCTGCTGAACGGCGTAAAACTGCTGACAAGGACTTAGCTGATTTTAGAAAGAAACATGGTATGTCATCATGATAAAGTTTAAAGCGTTTATATCTGAAAAGAAATCAGAGTCCTGGGAAGCAGGATATAAACGCAGAGTTGTAAAGACTACAAGCGCTGAACATAAGGCTGATGGTTACAATTGGAGAATCAAAGGAAAAGAACGTCCTGAGATTTCTATCAAATTATATAAGAGCAAGCCTGATCAGGCTGAATTTAATAAGCAAATGAAGCGAGTTGCGGGGCACGAGTTCGGTGGATAGATTTAAAACTTTTTTAGAAAAAGATTCTAAGGGTCATTTTCGTGCAACTGACAAAGGCGCTGGCATGACGCAAAAAGGCGTTGACGCAGTTAATAGAAAGACAGGCGGTAACTTAAAAACTGCTGTGACTACTAAGCCTAGCAAATTGAAAAAAGGATCTAAGTCTGCCAATAGGCGAAAATCTTATTGCGCTCGCAGCGCAGGACAAATGAAAAAGTTTCCGGCTGCAGCCAAAGATCCTGACAGCCGACTTCGTCAAGCTCGACGGAGATGGAACTGCTAATATGAAACCTTCTTTAGAAATAACACCGGAAATTACCATGACAACGAATGCTCGCCTGGACCGAATCGAAGAAAAACTCGACAGCCTTACCGAAGCAATGATTGCATTGGCCCGTGCTGAAGAAAAGATTGCCGGTATTAAGCAGGCCCAAGATAGTGGTTGGGAACGTATGAACCACTTTAGCAAAAAACTTGATAGTATTGAAGAACAAGTAAGAGATAACGCTAACACTGTTAGTATAATAAATAAATTATTCTGGGTAGCCGTAGTAGCTATCTCTGGATCAATCGCAGCCCAAATGTGGATGTAAAGGAAACTAAAATGAAAACACAAGACATTAAAGACATGGGCCAAGCTCTGCAACAGGTCCAGGAATCAGCAAAAGCAGCTTTAGCAAAGAAACTTGCTAAAGCATCAGCGTCATCCGAAAAGGGTAAAGCAGCAGTAACTCTGCCTAAAGCACCCTTCGATATTCCAAAGAAAGATACTAAAGACGAAGGCTATGGTTCTATGGTATCTCCAGCCGCTAAAAAAGCTATTGATGCTCGAGTAGCCGCTAATACAGCAGCACTTAAAGCAAAAGGCAAAAACGCTGACGGTTCACCAATGAAAAAAGAAGCATTGAAAGGTGATCAGCATAAACTAGATCACGATAAAGATGGCGACATCGATGCAGCTGACTTTAAGAAATTACGCAATAAGAAAAAAGGCGAGAAGTCTGAAGTCAAACCACGCCAAGAGACTGATACGGATAAAGGCGAAGCAACAGCTGAAAACCTTTTAAGAATAGAAGCTGTTGACGACGATGATGATGACAGACCTCATACTCATGCTTTAGTTGATAAAAAAGGCACCGCTCATGGATTTGCACCTTGGAAACTGTATGATGGCAGCCATCATCTTGTAACAAATAGGGCTGGAATGCGTGTTGCAACATCAGATGATCACGCCTTTGCAAAAAAGATGGCAAAAAACCGCGGGGGCTCAGTTATAACAACAAAAGCTGTAAAACTAAAAAAACCTATGGATCACGCTGACGCTAAAAAGCTGGTTGGGAAATCAATCAAAGGGCACTACCACGAAGCAACTGAGTCACCTAAATGGCCTGTATACGCTCGCATCATGGAAAAGCAATCTCATACTGCAGGTGCTACAGCTCCTGAAGAAATGGATTCTAAGGATTCACCTTCTGCAAAGAAAATGAAAAAAGATCATAAGCCTGAAGTAAATGATACTGAAGCTAAAGGCCACGTCGATGCAGCAGAAGCTGGTCGTAAAGGTCCTTCAGCAAAGGCGCGCCCCAATGATAACATGAAGGGCGATAAGAATGTTGTTAATCCAGTAAAAGGAGCAGTCACAAATGGCAGCAATTAACCCGCCTAGTTGGGCGAAGAATGCAGTCCCTACACTTACCGGTTGGAGGGATCCTAGATCGAACGAATTACTAAAATCTCAAGCAATAGCACAAGAGGACATCGATTCATATATGGGTGTAACGGAAAAAAAATCTACTAGGCCGTTTAAAGCTCCAAGGGAAGAAGTTAAAAAGCCTGTCGCCTTTCAACTTAACGAAGCGCCGGCCAACCACAAAAGCTTAGAAGAGATGACTAAGATGGAACTTGAAGCTCATGGCCGCGGCCTGGGTGTTGAGTTAGATCGCAGAAAAGGTAAAGATGCCTTAATTGAAGAATTAAAGGAAGTTGTAGATAACTGATAAATAAGTCAAAGTACTTATTATTGGAAATATAATGAAATTTGATAATGTAACCGAGAGCAACCTGCTTTTGTATGCGGCACAAAACTATCATAATCCTCTGGTCGCAAGCTCAGAGGATTTTTACGAAGACTTGAAAAGATTTAAATATATTAAAAGATTAGTAAATCGTTACTTAGCTACTAACGAATTATCAGAACGATTGATTCTTAATCATCTTATTGTTATTTTTAATATGTTTGGTATTGAAGCTGGATGTAAAATATTAGAGTTAAAATTAGATCAAAGACATTGGCCAGTCATTAAACCGTTTCTTATATTTCTAAGATATATTAAAA